CACTGCCGTGAAGGTCCCGTTGGAGGTGTCGCACTCCGTCAGGGTCAGCTCCGCTCCTACGGCGGCCGCACTGACGGCGATTATCGTCACAGTGCCGTATTCGTTGGTGTCGATCGCCGTTGAACCGACCGCCACTCCCTTGCTCTCTCCGACTATGGATGTTCTTGCCATATCAATCAGCTCCCCATTATCATCCTGACGAGCGCAGACGGCATGACCGTCTGTCCTCCGTAGAAGCCTCTGAAGCGGTAGTAGATCATACCGTCATCAGCTCCCGTGAACTCGTCCTTCTGATATGTCATCTGCAGGCCCTGTACGACCTTGTACGCCGCTTCCATGTCCCCGAACAGGATGGGCACGTTGCCTGCTGTCGTGACACCGGGAGCGGATGTGCAGAAGCGCACGGGCCTTCCCAGGATCGTCCCGGGCATCCCTGCGGCTATGCCTCCGGGCATGAGATACAGGTTGTCCGATCCCTTGGTCTTGGCGACAGCCGAGAAAGTGGACTTGCTCATGTACCATGCGGACTTGGCATCCGCCTGCTCCGGGAGCTTCCCGAACATATCGATGATGTTGTCCACGGTTATGGCCTTGACGGTTCCGCTTCCCGTGGTCGTGACCGACGGGATGTCCGCATCGGTGAAGACTCCCAGAGGCTTTGCGAATCCGTTACCGGTGCACAGTGCCTCGCCGAGGGACCTCTGCAGTTTATTCGAGACCTGGTTGACCAGGTACTGCTCAAGATTCATGGGCGTTCCATACTGCAGCTCATGGGTAATCTTGATCTTGGCGATGATCCCGTTCACAGGGATCTGCGCCAAACCGAAGGGCCCGCTGTCATCCGTGTTGCGTGACTGCTTCTCGCCTACCCAATGGGCCGAGGCATCCCCGGTCTCGTAAGGGATCTGTGCGATATTGCTGTTCACGTTGATGACCTCTGCGCTCTGCAGGATGGCATCGGAGTCAAAGAGCTTCTGCGCCACCTTGGCGACGAACTCCGGGACTGCAAGATACCCTCCGCTGGAGGGCACTCCGACAGATGCCGCCTTGTACTCGGCGGGAGTTTTGTAATCCTCCCTGAGGCATCCTTTGGCGATGTGCTCCATCATGCCCTTGACCTCCGGCGATATGCCGTGCCCGGCAACGAATCTGCCCAGCTGCTGTTTGGCATCCATCTCGGCGAGGGCATCCTTGAGCTGTGCGAGCTCCTTGGTTATCTCCGCCATGTTCGACTTCGTTTCTTTGAAATTCGCTCCGAGGCCGTCCCTGAACTCCGTGAGGATCTTGTCGGCCTCGGATGTGAGCTTCTTTATCTCAGACGCATATTCTTTCGTCATTCACTCTTCCTCCTCGTCTTCTTCCTCCCCTTCCTTGGGGTCTTTCTCATCCTCGATGCTGTCGACTATCTCCTTGATCCCGGAGAGTGCCTTACGGAGCTCTTCCAGGGCCTTGACCAGTCCCTCAACATCTTCTTCCTCATCATCGTCCTGCCCGGCTTCGGCGAGCTCGGCGTCCTCCATGGGCTCCTCTTCGTCCCCGATGAGCTCCAGGAGCTCTTCCAGGGCCTCGGTCCTCTCCTCCTCGGTCAGTCCTTTGATGAATGCCATTTTCATAATGCGCTTGCGCTTCTCCTTCGTCTCCATGTTCTTAGCCTCCGCCGTAGCCAGTGTGTTCGCCGGGAATGTGACCAGGGATCCCTCGAAGAGCTCCACCTCGGTCAGATGCCGGATGCCCTCGTCATCGTAGTAGTAATTTGTCGGATAGAACCCTATGGAGAGGCCAGTGATGTCCTCGGCCTTAAGAAGAGCATAGCCTTCTTTGCCCTTTTGGGTCTCCAAATTGAAACGTCCTGCGACATCCAGCGAATCCTTGATCCCGATGATCTCGAAGGATCCGATCGGCGAGTATTGGTCGTGCTGATAGAGAAGCGGGAACTTCGTGCCCTTCTTGCGGACCGTGTTGTCGAAAGCTCCCTTCTCTACGATGTCGAATACCTCGTCGATGTTGCCGTAGGTCGACAATGTGCCCGAGAAGCTCCCCTCTGCATCCTCCTCCGCCTTTATGGACATATGCTTATAGCGGGCCTTGGTCTCCATGGTGTCCTATCTCAATCGCTGTTTAAATACCCTAACCAATCAATCATGATATTGATATTGCGTCCAACATCTGCAGTTGACCACATTGGCGGCCGAGCCGGCAGGGTCCCCGGGACATTCCATCATGTCCCATCCGAATTTGGACGGCACTCTGAAGCGGTCCTTCAGCGTGTCCACCGACTGCGATTCCATCATCGCATGGCTGTCCCTGACCTGTGCATCCTGCAGCGTCCGCCATATCTTGGATGATTCCCGTGATGCAACGGCACGGACGCATTGGAGGCTCCCGACGTTGGTGGCCGTGGATGTCTCCGTCCATGCGATGCGAAGCGCACGGTCCGCAATGTTCTGATTGAAATACCGATTCAGCGCCGCACGCACCTGCTCCGCCGTGTCCGCATCAACGAGTACCGCACGGATCTCCTGCATGGTCGTCTGATTGATCTGCGTTATCTTGGCACCGCCGTGCACCTTCAGCCAATCATCGATGTACTGCCGATAGAGCTCTTCCTGTGTCAGGTCCTTCCTCTCCCTCCGGTTGTAGGACTTGAGCAGTGCGCCTTCCTGCACCAGAGGGTACATCTCGTCAGCCGTTGACTTGTAGATCGTCTCGTAGATCTCGGTCATCCACGGTGTGTGGAGCTCCAGCACACGTGCGTACTCCAAAAAGTTATCATCCGCTTCGAGGATCATCGACTGCTCGGAGCGCATGACCCTGCGTAGGTTGTATTGCATCGAACGCTGATGCTTGTGGCGGATCTCCTCTATGCGCCGTTCCGCTTTGGCCCGTGATGCCTTGTCCTGCTCCCCCACGATCATGGCCGGAGCATACTCGTAGAAATCAGGGAGCCTCATCTTCTTCCTCCGGAGGCTGACCTATCTCCGGAGGCAGTGCCTGTGCCTCTGCCAGCGAGATCAGGCCCATGGGCTGCATGAGGACGTCCCCTCCGGTCACGGGACCGTAGCCGAGGGCGGCCCTCTTCTCGTTGATCGTCAGGAAGTAATTCCCGGAGAGGGAGTTCATGAGGTTGGTCTCATCCGCCTTGATACCGGGGATCATGGCCGCATCGAATGTTACTTCCGATACGTCATCGTAGAACGGTACGCAATAGCGTGATATGACCGACCATATCAGGTCCAGCTCCGGTCTGACGAATCCGGAGGCGAACTCACGGTTCGCTTCCTGCATATTACTGTACGTCTTGTTGGCGGAATCGCCTATCTTCTCCGGCGGGACCTCGAAGGCGATGGCGATCTCCTTAGCCGAGATCGTCATGCCCGACCTCCAGTCCATGTCTGTGGGTGAGAAGCCGATGGGCTGAACGGTCTTCCCCGCATCGAGGACCATGGTCTTCCCAGCATTGCGCTTCCCTGCGAAGCCGCTCTCCAGCCGTGCCTGGGCCTGTCTGAACTGATCCTGTGTCAATTCCGCAGGCGTGAGGACCGCTATGGACGGCTTGCCGCTGTTCGAGAGCATGGCGTTGTTCCATGCCTTGGCGGCATTCTGCTGTGCCACCGCCATCCCTGCGGCGGCCAGCGGGGAACTGCCGTAAACGGGGTCCGTGCCCGGCAGTGCCCTGATGTGTATCAGATCTTGGGGATCCAGCTGTATCATGCCTGTCCCGGTGCCGCCGATCGTCCATGACTGCACCGGGTCGAAGATGTTGCCCGACGGCGTATAGGTCACATAATCTGGACGGATGATGTGAAGTTGCGTCAGTCCCTTGACCTTGGTGTGCACCGGCAGTATGTAGGCATTGCCCATCAAAGCGAGGTGGAACTCTATCATGCTGATGAACTCCGTCTGCGACTGTCCGGGATTGGGCCTGTGAAGCAGCTTCACGAGCGGATGTTTCTCCCCATGCTCCTGCCCTTTGAGATCGAGGACCATGGAATCCACCAGGCTGACACTCTTGGCTCTCGCATTGATGCATTTGAAGACATAGCTGTTCTGCTCATAGCCTTCTTTCGTCCTGCCGTGATAGGAATCCGGGATGGACGTTCCGTCCCCCATGTCAAGGATGAGGGAGCGGAATGTCGCCTGCATGTTGCCGAGGTCCTTCCTCTCCACTTTCTTAGAAAACCACTCCCGGATGCCCATGTCCATCAATCCCCATCAGCCTTTAAATACCCTATCAGAAGAAGCCCATGTTGCCGAAGCCGACCGTGTCACGGTCCAATCCCATGAGGTAGTTGTATGCTCCACTCGAAGCATCCACTTGATCGTCGTGCAGTCCGTAGGGGAACTCGCACAGCTCGTCAACATAATCACGGTTCCATTTCCCCCGCAGGAGCTTCACGTCCCCTCTCTCAAGAGCTGCGGCGAATGCGGCCGCTCTGGGATCCTTGGCTCCCGTTGGCCGTGATGATGAGAACGGATAGCCTGCCAGCAATTTGCTGTATGCTCTCGTTGCCGTCTGCCCGGAGCTCCCGCCCTCCTCCTCCATCCTGATGTACGTTGACGGCCCGTCCCGTTTTGCGGTCAGGAGCAGGTGCTCCTCATTGGAGGCGACAGACCTTTGTCCCCGGTCCACATCCTCGATGACGATCCTGCCCGTTGCGTCATCTATTGCCATGAGCAGTCCGACCGTCCAGTCCCCGTCCGCCTCTGTGGCCGCCATGTCGTAGTAACGCACACGTCTCGCCGTAGGCGGGAGCGGCTCATCCGTGTATTGAAACCACGAGCGTTTGAAGCGTCCGCCTTCGGACGGTGTCGGCGTCCCCTGATATATCGCTGAGAATCTGTGGGATCCCATCGCTTCCTTGATCTGCAGCAGAGCGGCGATACTGTAACGCTCAGGCCACAGGGCATTGCCGTCATCGCTGATG